TCATTTAAGTAATTAGCATAGAGTGCTTTTTCTGTTTTTTCTGCACCAACGCCAGGGATAAAGTCACCGATTGTGGTAAGGCCTGTTGCAATTGAATCTGTGCCTTTAGCAAAGCCCATAACTTTACTAAGTTTTGGGTGCTCTGCAATATCAATAACTGCCTGAGCTGTTGGCTTTGTAGTTTTTGCAGAATCAGCTAACTCACGCATTTTAGCCAAACGCTCACCGGCGGCTTCTTCTGCCTTACCTAATTGTTTACCACGGCTAGTAACCAATGTCTCACCAGCTTTAGAACGAATCTCGTTAGCTTCTTTGGATGATGGATCTAAACCAGCTGCACGAATTTGAGCTTCTACTGTAGACTCAGCTTTAACTGGTGCGCCAGTTGGTGCGCTTACTTTAGGAATTGGTGTTGTGTGTGGAAGAGCTGCAGGTTTTGATGGTGCTGCAGGAGCAGCCGGTGTAGAGGCAGCAGCAGCCGGTGCAGGAGCGGCCATAGGAGCCGGTGCAGGGGCTGGGGCAGCCATAGGAGCCGGTGCAGGTGCAGGGGCAGCCATAGGAGCAGACGGAGCAGCAGGAGCGCCGCCAGGTGCTGGTGCGCCTTTTAAGAAACTAGCTGCAGAGCCTAATGGTGTTGTTTGCATTGTGCCGCTTGATCCACGTACATCTTCGTGTTTCAGTGCGCCAGGGCCAACAGCTTCTGTCAACATAATTTGTGGAACCAGTGACTTGTCAATCATGCCATTTTGGAGCATGTAGTTGACTTTCTTAATGATGTCTGGATTCTTAGCGTTTGTTGCTAAATAAGATTGAATTGCTTTTTGTGCGCCGACTTGATCAGTTTGTGCTTGAACAGCAATAGACTGTCTTAGACCAGGGTCTTGAACCAAAGACAATAAACCACCGCTTGCTTGAGGAGCTGTAGCTACGCCAGGTGCGCCTGTTGGGGTTGTTGCGCCACCGGCAGCAGGAACTTCACCACCAAACAATTGACGCTGTAAATTTTGAGCATTCTTTAGGCCCACATTATATTGAGCTAAGTCACGCTTCATGCCAAACGTAGTCAAGGCTTGTTCTTCACGCTCTTTAGCACGGCGAGACAATGCTTCACTAGGACCTGCAACACCACCAGACCACCATGCTGTTGCGTCTTTAAGGTTTTCCATAAAGCTGCCACGTTGAGCTTCACGCTCAGCGATTAGCTTTTGCATATTAGCAAGTAACTCTGGATCTACTCCAGTACCAGGACCGGTTGGTGTTGGTAAGTATTTTGAAGATACAGCTTTTGCAGAAAGCGGCGCCTGTTTTTCTGTAGGCGTGTCTTCAGTATCTGCCTCAGCAGAACCACCAGGAGCATATTTTTTAATGTTGTCTAAGCCTGCCATATTTTACCTTAATCGTAAGACTCTGTTGCGGACCAATCAGGAGCTGCATCACCACCAGGTGCTATATAATCTGTACCACCTGCGTTAGTATTGCCTGTCCAAGACAATGAGCCATCCGCATTATTTTGCCAACCTGGCATTATATTACCTTCATCATCTCTAGGTGTAGCTCCAGGATTAGCGGCCATAAAATCTTTAGTTGCTTGGTCTGTTCCAATTTCTTGGGCTGGTGTTCCTGTGTTATTTGTGCCACCAGAAGATGAACCACCACCAAAATTAAATAGATTACCCAATGGGCCAGTTTTACTAAACAGGCCACCGGATACGGCAGCTTTATAATTAGGGTCACCTGGTTTGCCTTGAGCAGCAGAACCTTCACCAAACAACGAGCCTAATAAACCAGTTGGGTTTTGACCACCAAGTGCAGTTACTAAACCAGCTACTTGATTTAATGGAGAGAGTTGTGTTTGATTTTGTACAGTTGTAGGAGCTTGGATACCACCCAATACTTTACCGTAGTTAGACACGTTAGTAAACGGAGAGGCTTGTTGGTATTGACCAACGGTAAGGGCGTTGTTAATACCTTGCTGTGCAACATTACCAGCGCCAATACCAGCTTGTACACCAGTCTGTTGATTGTTAAGTGCAGCGGTGTATTGAGCTGCGTTTTGTTGTGCAATAGCGTCGCCAATTGCTTTGTTGTAAGCTGTTTGACCACGCAAGCTGCCAAAGTTACCAGAGGCAATAGAAGCAGCGTCTGTAGGCGCTGTAATGTTTGGCATTAATTGCTGAAGTTGTTGATTCTGTGCCTGGAACAAACCACCTAAGGCTGTGTTTGTGTTTGGTGTTACTGCACCAGTAGAGGCATCAGTGATCCATGGATTGGCAGCGCCAGAAGCAATACCTTGTAGTGTGCCAGTGGCATTTGTAAATGCGTTGGTAGGGCCTGATAGCTGATTAACAGCACCTTGGGCCACAGTGTTTTGTGGTGCAGGCGCTGCGTTCAAAGCACCTGTAGCTTGATTAACAACGTTTTGTTGCGCGGTATCAAACCACGCAGGCATTGTGGTTGTTTGTTGCGCTGTGTTGGAAATTATGTTATTTAAGCCAGCCATGGTTATGCTTTCATCGTCCGTTTTGCATCTAATAAATAGGCCAATGGGCCTTTACTTTTTGGTGGTAATTCTTCGCCGTTTGAGTTAGCGTCTTTTCTAACTACCCGTAAAAACTGATCTAATACACCAGCACCAGCTTCGTTGCTACCATTACCTAATTTGGATACTACATCAGCAGGAATAACAAACTCACCGTTGGCTAACATGGCGGCAACAGAATCACTTGTGCCATCACCTTCACCCTCAACATAACGATTTTCCATAGAGTTTAAACCACCCTCAGAAAAGAATGTTGGGTTGTGTCCCTCAGGACCAATGTTGCCGCCTTCAGCATGAGACTGAATGTTGGCACCAGGTAGTCCAGTGAGGATATAATTAATTTGTGCTTTTGTTAAATTAGGTGACAATGATTTGTACAACCCAGCGTTAACGCTGTCACCTGCAGAACCAGCGGCAAAAGGATCATAGCCAACAGAGCTACCAGTTGCAAAATGTGGTATTTGGCTAACAGTTTCTTCAATGTTAGGAATGCCTGTTAAGTTATAGTCCATTCTTTGTGTCAATCCAGGTGTTAGATTTTTGATTCCACCGCTTGTATCTTGCTGTAATAAATTATTTGCTGCTGTTGATGTTGTTCCGCCGCCAACAGTTGGCATGTTAATAGTTGGTGTTGTAACTGCAGGTAATGTCCAAGGTGTTACTGGTGCTTTAGCAGCTGGTGCAGTTACAGTTGGTGTTGGTGCTTTAGTTGTCCCTGGAACATTGATATTCCCGCCAGTTGTTGGAACCTTTGGTGTTGTGCCTTCATTAGGTGTGCCAATTGTCTCACCAGGAACTTGCGGTGCAACATAATTCGGATCTGGATTCTCACCGTTGCCAACATCTCTATTATCAACGTTTGGATCTATTGGTGGAATGTATTCACCGCCCGGAAATACAACACCAGGCATTGCACCAGAATTTGGTCCTGGTGCTACCCAATCACCTTGAGTTTCACTCCATACTAAACCTTCGTGTGAAGCGCCTTTATCTTCTTCAGAAGTTGGCTCCTCTGGAATTGGAAGCGTTGGTGCGTTAGCATCAAACTCTTGATCCGGCGCTGATACAGTTACTTTACCGTTTGGTACCAATGGTGTTGTAGGGGCGCCTACATCAGTTAATGGTCCTGTTGGGGTTGAAGCAACAGGTGCATAAGGTGACTCTGTGCTGGTAGGAGTTTCATCTGCAAACAGGCCTGCCAGTGTTGCTGCAATTGTTGCTGTTTGTTGATCATCACCACGCTTTAATGACTCTAAATAAACATTGCGTCCAGTTGAATTTAGCCCAGACATATCGGGAGCAATCTTTAACGCAGACGCATCATCTAATCCGGTCTTAGTTGCATCTTCATAAGCAGATAAAGAGTTTTTATCTAAACCATTAACTTTTTGTGCAAACTCTAATGAACCTGCTAAATCATTAGTTTTATCATACTGACGCAAGAATGTATCTTGTGCCGGTGTTTGTAACGTGTCTAAAGTTTTAGCAGCATCAAATGAATCTGTTAATGCTGTACCATTGTTATATAACTTTTCAAAAGCTGCTTTGGAGTTGTCACCCATGTCAGCAACTTTAAGAGCTGTTTGTGTAAACTCTTCTGTAGTCTTTTGCAGATTAGCATTACGTGCTTCGTATTCTTTTTGAGATTCTGCTAAACGAGCTGCTTCTGCTTTGTAGTCTTCTACCGCAGTGTTATAGGTTGCTAGTTTTGTATCAAACGTTGCAACATCACCATTGTATTTAGTTGTTGCTGAGTTTAAATCTGGAATCAATGCGTTTGCTTGATCTGCTAAACTATTTGCTTTTTCAGTGTCGCCAGCTTCTTTTGCTGCGTTATAGTCCGCCACAATACCATCAAATTTATCTTTGATTGACTTATATTCATCGTATGATTTTGCCGCTAATTCTTGAGTAGTTTTAGCTTCTTGCTCTAATGGAGTTATCTTTGTGTTATAAGTTTCTTGAGATTTACTTAAATCATCGTTAAACTTTGTGGCAGAGTCATTAACACTTTTCCAAGCAGACTTTAATTCAGAGCCAACTTGTTTACCAGACTCAGCAAGCGTGGTATTAATCAGCGCATTAATAAATGATAGCTTAGCGTCTTTACCTGCAATCGTACTTGCTGTTGCAGCGCCTGCAGACTTACCAAGAACGTTAGCTACTGTGTTATTAATACCTAAATCTTTTAATTCTTGGCTGGCATAACCACCGGCTAAACTACCGGCACCAGATGTAACACCACCCATTAATACTTGGTTTAAGTCACCACCAGATAATGCTGCTCTTGAAGCACCACCAACCATGTTACCAGCTGCATTAGCCAGTAAGTTTTGTGTGGCCATTTGACCACCAATATCTTTAGCAATTTCTGCTGCAGTGTTGCCTATGATTGTTTGAGCGGCAATATTATTTGCTACTTCGGGAGCAAAATTATAAGATTGTTTTAATACATCAGCTACTTGTGAAGAACTCAAACCTTGGTCCATCAAACTTCTAGCATCTTCTGCAGCCATAGTCAAATCGGCGGCGTTACCAGCAGCACCAAGATAATCACCCACACCAGCAGCAATAACACCACCAGCGTATGAGATACCAGCTGCAAGAGCAGCTTGTCCTAAATCACCACCATGCGCTACAACGGTAGCGGCAGAGATCAATGGCAGCGCCCAATATTGTTGTGTTGCAATAGCCGCTACTTTAGCAATTGTGCCAACCGGGTCATTAACCGCAGCTTGACCAACCTTGCCAACTTCGCGCCCAACAGACTCACAAGCATGGCCTACTTCACGTACGGCAGACTCGGCAATGTGTCCAATCTCTTTAATTGGATCAAGTACGGCGCCAATTGCTCCGCCTACTGCATCAGCAACGGCACCCATTACAACGTTCCTTCGCCAGGTTTTTGTGATACTGGAGGCAGTCCGCCAGTTTTACCAGTGTCGCCTAAATTAACGGTAACACGATACATTTCTTTGTCTCTGTATTTTTGTGCGCTATATCCCATGTTAGGGAACGGCTGATTGCGGCGCACATATTCAAAAATGTTTAGCAGTGACTTTTCTTCAAATTCAGTTACCAAGTACTGAAAGCCTGCCATTCCAATTGCCTGTGTAAATGCAACACAGTTTTTCATGTAGTTAGGAACTGTGTCGGCATTAAGCGCACGAAACACACCAATCTTTGGATTGCTTTTATCCTGGTGAATAATAAAAATTGTATTACCTTCACGCAGCATCACAGCGCCAAGTTCGTAGGCTTCGGCAGACAAGCTGGCCTTAACCTGCTCGACACTATACTTGCTACCAGTTTCCTTGGTAGCAATAGCGACGATCTCTTCCTGAGAGAGCTCTTGGTGCTTTGAATCTATTAAAGACGACATTACGCAGTAATGTTTTTTGCCTTAGCGGCCAAAGCCTCTTCTACTGCCTTTGCAAAAGCTGGGTCAATTTTTTGGGTGTCTTTGTTACGAGCTAGAATAGCATCAGCTACCGCTTTGTCGTTTAGGTACTTCATTGTTTGTTGGCCGTGCATTTTGACTCCTGTGGGTTGGGTTTGTTCTATATATAATAATACAAAAAAGAGGGGGTTACCGCCCTCTTTATTAGCTTGGACCGTTGATAATTAAGGTAAATTGGTAAGCCCAGTCTTGCCAGGTTGGAAACAAATCTGGGTCTGGAACCGGGTAAACTTCAAAACGTGGAAGCTGGGATACGTTTTTGGCCGCAATTTTCCAGTCATCTTCCGGCACATAGGGAATGGGTTCTGTACCAAAATACAGGATCAAATTTCCATTCCAATTTTCCCAAGACATATTGGTAGGACCAACGGGGAAAAACGTTTGCTGTGCCATTATGGGCGCTCGTCACCGTATTCTGCAGTAATTAGCAAACGACCCATTTCATAATTACCGTCAACATCGTTGGAGGTAAAGGTTAGGCTAACTTCCCTGTGTTCTACACGCAGGTCAATTTTACCGGTATCTGGTTCAAAATAAAACGGTCCAGAGTTTTCTACACTTCCTCTAGCAAATTTACGACCATCTACTTCCATCATCATTGTGCCAGCTTGTACAAAGTCTGGCTCAACACGGCGTAAGTGCATACGACGATTTGGGCCTTGTGGTGTATCTTGTGACGGTGTACCACCAACCCAACTAATATCACAAGTTGTAAAGCTAGACGTAATAGCAAGTTCTTCGTTAAATGTTACTTTGTTGTAGCCATACTCTTGCTGCCAAATTGGATAGCCGCCTTCAATATAGTATACCACGTCTCCGGCTGTTACCGCTGGAGAAAAGTTTTCAGTTGCGGTTACCAAAGTAACACCTGGGGCAGGAACAGATCCTGTAATAATGAGTTCACTTGTCTCTACAGTATAAACTGTAGCTGTTGGGCTACCTGCGTTTGAAAAAGAAAAGTGATCGCCAGGAGAGAACGATGGTGTTGCATCACCAGCTAAATAAAACTGATTAGCTGTAGGAGCCGGCTCACCACTAGGTGTGGCAATTAATGTAAAGGGGTTGCTATAAGTTACCTCATACTCCCAACCACACCAGATTGGTGTTGGGAAAATCTCTGTGGTGTAACCACAAGAACGGCGGCAACCTGCAGCCTGACCTGCGTCATACCAAATCTTATCCTTAACGTTATAAATAATAGCATCAGTTACTTCTGTAGCTGAGCCACGTGGATAAAAGAACCAGATCTCGTTATAGCGTGGTACCTTAGTGGCCCATACTTTTTGGCGTTGTTCAAAGTTAACGTTATCAAATAGCCAGTTTACGTTTTTATCATTAGGCAGAACACTAACCACACCGTTGTACTGATAGAAACGGTCAACGCCAAGCCAGTAATACACACCGTCCATCTCAACAAAACAAGATGATGACATAGTAGAGATCTGGCTGGAAATAATATCATAACGCCAATATAAAGGCGCTGCACCAGTAAACGACACACGGATAAGTGAGTCAGTAGCCCAGAACAAACCAGATGGTGAGTTTGTACCGCCTCGAACTGGAACACCTTTAATGACCTTGGAAGAGGACATGTTAATTTGGTTGGCGGTTGCGCCGTTCCAATCGGTTAATGTCTGAGTTCCATAAGTTGTATCAACGTGGTTGTTAGCAATGTAGCCGTTATCACCGTATACGAAAATGTACGGGTAAAGAACACAAACACCGCCGTTTACACTAATAGGGCGATATGTTGGGTTTTGACCTGTGCTGTCAGCCAGACCATAAAAATTCCAAACACCAGGAGTAACAGGAACAATATCCCCGTATAAAACTTGAGTTTCTTCGGCGTTATCAATGTTGTTTAAGTTTAAACCAGGGTGTGCTAATACTTTTAACGCACCGCCAGCTGGCGAGTATTGTAAGTCAAACTGCCATAAGTTACGAGTATCTGCTTGATAGGATGTGTTGTATAACCAAACATTTGCTGGGCTGCCAGTAATTGTTTCTGTTACCGTAACAATTGTATTTGGTGATGTGAATGTTGATCCTGTTACATTAAATTCTACAGCAGGATTTGTTTGATCAAATATAACCTTAGTACCAGCTGGGAACACCGAGGTATAATCTTTAGGTGTGGTTGCGCCGCCATAAATTGTAAATGTATGAGCTGTACTAGAAGCTACCGCAAATTCAGAATAACCTGGCAAAATGTTTGCAATATACGGGCCTGATCCTACACCGATAGTATTACCGGTGATAAACACATCAATACCATAACGATTGCCGGTAAAAATATAGTTAACGCCGTTGTATGGGCTGATAACCATACCACGGGGTATGCCGGTAAATGTGCCAAAGATCTCACGATAGCCGCCAATTTTTTTAGGTGTGCCACGTTGGAATCTGCACCACACGCCGTCTTGGTATTCACGTGACTCAAACTTAGTACCGTCGCGTTTAATACCAGCTTGTACACCTAATGTATAAACTAGGTTATACTGTTCTTGTGATGTTCCTGATTCTTGTTGCTGCGCCATTAAAATGTCCCACCCAAAATGCCACTGGTTGCAGTAACTACACCACTTGTTGCAATTTCAGCCGTGGTTGAAATTAACGGCGTACTTGGAATTGTGTTATCTAATGTTAAAATGTTTGCGCCGTTTGCTGTGAATCCCAAAGAGCCAGTAGCATCTAAGTACATACCTGTTGAAGTATCACTTAAGAATGAGAAGGTAGGAAGTGCAGCAGAACCGTCAGCGCCATAAAAATAAACAGCTGAGCTTTGCGAAAGGATAATTAGTTGATTGCCGTCTGACAGCGCAGTGATAATACTTCCAGGGGCTAAAACGGTAGGAGACGCTAAAGAGCCAGAAATACTAAACAAAATGTCATACAGAACAGTTGTTGTGTCATTAATTAAAATGTACAGTGCTGTTGTGGCTGGCAGTATAACTTCTAAACTTGTTGTACGAGTGCCAGATAGTGACACATAGGTTTGAATAACCGGAGCAAATGTAACAAGGCTTAATGTTGGACCAATGATATTGTCTACATCATAAACAGCAGATGTAAATGTAACGTTTGACGGTGTTTGTAAACCAATCGTGTAAAACTCGCCGGTTGATTGCTGGTAAAATATAAAACCAGAGCCGTTAGGCGGCACACTAACGTTAACAGATTTGTTAATAAGTTCGCCAGTGGCTGGAGTTAATGTTAATGTACCAGTTCCGTTGTTTCTAAATCCAACCCACCAGCCGGCAGAAAGTGTTGAAGATAATGGCAGAGTAAACACACCGTTACCACCGGTCCAAACAAATGTGTTGGCTCGGCTTGCGTCTGTAATAGTTGGGGAGGAGCTAGAAGTAATTGGTGTTTGACTTACTGCCAGTTTACCGCTAATAGCAGCAAGACCGGCACCAGCCAAAGAGGCTGCGTCAGCAGATGATGTGCCAGTGCCAAAGGTAACATTTTGCCATACACCAGCATCTGTGGTGTTGTCTGATAGGTAGTAGTACTTGGATTCACCTGGTGCAATAGACGATGATCCAGAGCCACCAAATTCGGCAATAAAGAAAGTCTGTGATCCAAAGTTACGGAACAGAATATCAATACCATTTGAGCCTTGTGAGGCATTTGGTAAGAATACAGTTAAGCCAGACGTGGACGGTGTGCAATCCATAATGCGTGAGGCAGGCACCTGTGAGCCATTAAGCACAGAAGGCCAATACAGTTGTGTATTGGCGCTAAAGTCTAAGGCGTAGTAAGTAACGTCCGTCTGTTGGACAACGTCACCGGTAAATGGCGATACGTATGACGGCATTGATTAAGGTTCCTGTACTGTAGTATTGCGGTCAATACGGCGTGAGTTATCTTCTTTCTTGAGCGCAGCAAGGCAATCTGTATAATATGATTTCCATACAGGCAATTTGTCTAATGCCTTTAAGTAGCCTTGGGCTTGTAGTAATGTACCAAACAACATTGCCTGTGGTGCAATCTGTGTAAACAAGTTAGTTTGGTTTGTTGAGTCTAGTGGCTGAACTAGGCTATAGTAAATGATTTCTACTGGATAGTCTTGATCAGGAGCTGGCGCAAAGTTCCAGTTGTTGTAGTCATACTCAGCATAGAACTTTGGTTGACCTTCGGCAGACTCAGAGTTGTACTGTGCAATATAGTCTTGTGAACGCATGACCACTGGAGAACCATTGATCTTCATGGAAACTGTTTTTCTCCAACGAGTTGGCTTAATCAACACAGGATCAGTTGCTGTCAAAGTCGTTTCTACAACCACTAACTGCAACAGTGTCTTTAGCTCAGCGGCAATAGCAGACTCAGCCAAACCGATAAGGGTAGGAATCATTGCCACAAAGTCGGCGTCGTCACGCTCCATGTACTGCTGGACATCCAGTACCAAGTTATCGTAGGTTTGTACGTATGCTGTGGTCATCGTGTGTAGTAGCTAATATTAGGTTGGAAGTAGATCGGTGACTTGTCACGATCTTCGTCTTCAAATTGTTGACGTGCATTTAATGCTTGTGCTTCTAAATACTGAATACGTGCCATATCAACACCAGGGAGCTGCATTGCTAAACGATGAGATAAAGCAGATTGGAAGTAATTGAGTGCACGATCTGGCATGTACAAGTCATCAGTCAGTGAACCAACGTCTTGCGGCTGACATTCCAAGATCATAGAGAACGCTTGGAAGTTGTTGTTTGGTACTGGCCATAGATACATCTCTGGGTCGATCTGACGATTGAACCAATATTGTAATGTACGTTGACTTGGGAATTGTTTGTTAGGCAAAGAGAAGTAATCGGTACGATTAAGTCTTGCCATTGGAATTACTTGTTGTGATTGAGCAAACTGAATGGCACGCATGGACATGGTAGATCCAGTGGTGCGGTTGTTTAGGCGATAGTAGTTAAACGCCTGTGTGGTGTTGATGCCATAGTATTGCCATTGGCGATCAGACAAAGTAACAGATGGGAATGATTCCCAAGTAGTCCATGTAACACCGTCGTCACTTACTTGAAAATCAAGATCATAAGTAACACTGCCGCTAGGAGCATAAGCATTAAAGCCAACATAATATAACCTCGTCGCCTGAGAGTAAGCTGCACCAAAGTAATTCTTAACTAATGTACTTGTACCATGTTCGTTTAGATCAGCGTTACCTGATTGATCAAACATGGCTGGAACTGTTGAGTTGTCCACTGGGAGCGTGGATGAGAACGTTGGGTTTACAATGTAGATCCAGTTAGCTTCTAATACGTCAACGCAGTTGGTTGGCATAGGAAGTACTTGCTGGTTTGTTTGTGCACCCATGACTACAATCTCTTGTAACCAGATATTGATACCACGGTTTACTGAGTTTTGGAGGATGTAAAAAAGTGCTTGCTTTCCGGCCTGCACGTACTCAGGCGTCATCTCTTCCGAGGTTTTCCCTGCGTCACGATACGCATAAGAGATTAGCTGGTCAACGTTGACCTTAGTTTGATTGTATGTGCCAGAATATGCCACAGATTACCTTCCGCGGCCAGCGGCTCGCTTTTGTACTTTATTAGGCAGGTTTGGTTTAGCCTTACCAGCCTTAACAAATTCTTTACCTACTTTTTTAGGAATGCCTATTGTGCTCTTGCCTTCAGCAGCGGCATACATGGCGCCTAGTTGTGCTTTAGACTTGATTGGCATTAGCAGACCTTCCCGCCGCGTTTCATTTTACCGCCGCCGCATTTAGCAACAGGAGCAGATTCAGCATCAGCCTTACCACCAAGGAACTTAGCCAGCTTAGAACCTTCTCTAGCTTGCTTGTCCATAGATTCTTGAGCGATACGATTTTGCTCTGGTGTGCCCATGACGTTGTTTTTGATGTCACGGCCAAAAGACTTTGCTGCGTCAATAGCTTTGGTTACATAGCTACCTTCGTCACCGCTGTACTTTTTAATCTTGCCACCTTTTTTGAACTCCATTGGAATACCTTTGAGGTTATCAATCGGTGCGCTAGGAGCATCAGCTTTAGTAGGCTTAATTAATTTTGTCTTGCGAATGTTATCCTTGTCGCCAGAGGTTTTCTTGGCTTCGTAAACATTAGTAACATTGCCGCCAGTTTTGTACTTTTTAACAGTACCGCAATCTTTCTTGGCACGGCCGCCTTTTTTGAGCTTAGACAAATCAGTCTTTTCACCCTTGTGCTCTTGCTTGTCGTGCATGGCAAAAGCCTTCTTGACAATCTTTTTGTCCTGAGCAATGTCTTCGCTCATCTCGCGTTTTTCGGAATGGCGAGACTTATAGACTGAGCCACCCTCTTTGTAGCACTTAACGCCTTTAGCTAGTGTTTTAAAGCCTTCCATTTTAAATCCTCAAGGTTAGTTGTTCTATTTATAATAATGCACAAAAACAGGGTTTTACGCCCTTATTCGCCGG